CCAATTCCAGTACCTTATTTATATGATGAGGTAATTGCTGTAATGAATCATATAAAAGAAAGTCCTACCTTTATTAAAAAGAAATAAGATGTATGCAAAACTATTTGATGTTCAAAACGGTGTAGTAATACCTACTGAACATTGTTATACACTAAAGGCTCTTAAAGATGTTATGGATGAGTATCCAGATGATTATTTAAAAGTTTACCTCTATTTGTTTTACATGTGCTGTCCTAATCCAGACATGAATCCTTTTTTCTTTGTGCCAGAACAAGATAAAGAGTATATTATTCTAAAAGAAATAGAAGCAGAGTTTTCTACTGAGGATGACACAATCTTTGCAGCATTAAGGTTTTGTGAAAAGATGTATGAAACACCTACATCCAGAGCATACAAAGGTATTGCATCTATGTTAGATAGATTAGCTAGATATATGGAAATAACACCTATTACACATGGGCGGGATGGTAATATGAATTCATTAATAGCTGCTGCTAAAAATTATGAATCAATAAGACAATCTTTTAAAGGAGCATACAAAGATCTTCAAGAAGAACAATCAAGTAAAGTAAGGGGTGGGCAAGGATTAGCCTATGATATGTAATGAGTGAGATTTACCAAGATATACCAACTTATGAAAACGGAAAGTGGACAACCACAAGTTTTGAATCCAGAGAGGACTTCAAGCAGTTTATCCTTAATAACATATTTAAGGAACCAGGAAAATACCAATTCAACGAGCTTACCAATGAATTATTTATTTCAGAGTCAACCAAATTTAAAAAGGATGGAGTATATTGCACATCTCCTTTTAAATCCAAAGACTACATAAATTATTGGGAAGAACAAAAAGTTAGATGTAGAAAAGGCCTATTAGTTAAAGATGGAAATCTAACATGGTATGTCTGCAGAGAATATTATATGTGGTTAAACTTCTTACCTATCTTTGATAAAGAACAACAGAAGTTTGACTTTGCTAAAATCAGAGATGCCCAATATCATATGGCTCTTTATGAGATGTTAGCAGAACTTTCATACAAACATGTAGCTATCTTAAAGAAAAGACAGATAGCATCATCATATTACCACATGGGTAAACTCATTAACCAACAATGGTTTGAGGCAGGGGTTACATTGAAAATAGGAGCCAGTCTTAAAGATTATATTAATGAGAAAGGATCTTGGAAATTCTTACAAGAATATGCAGCTTTCTTAAATGAGCATACTGCATGGTATAGACCTATGTCTCCAGACAAGGTTATGATGTGGCAACAAAAGATTGAAGTAAGAAAAGGAGATAGAAAGAATGAAGTTGGTCTTAAAGGAACTATACAAGGTATGTCCTTTGAAAAAGATCCTACTAATGGTGTCGGTGGACCAGTTAAATACTTCTTTCATGAAGAGGCAGGAATTGCTCCTAAGATGGATCAGACATATGAGTACATGAGACCTGCAATGAGATCTGGTTTAATTACTACAGGTATGTTTATAGCTGCAGGATCTGTCGGTGATTTAGGTCAATGTTTACCATTAAAGGATATGATTTTAAATCCAACATCAAAAGATATATATGCTGTAGAAACAGATCTTATTGATGATAAAGGTACTATAGGTTTGTCAGGTTTATTTATTCCTGAACAATGGTCCATGCCTCCATATATTGATGACTATGGTAATTCACTTGTAGAAGAAGCATTAGAAGCTTTGAATGAGCAGTTTAAACAATGGAAGAATGAATTAGCCCCAGAAGAGTATCAATTAAGAATATCTCAGCATCCTAGAAATATTCATGAGGCTTTTGCAAATAGAACAGTTTCTGTATTCCCTACTCATTTACTTGCTGCACAACAAAGAAGAATTGAAGATAAAGAATATGGATTTGAGTTCTTAGATATATTTACAGATGAAAATGGAAAGCCTGCAGTAAAGAGTAGTAATAAAAGACCAATTACTGAATTTCCTGTAAATAAAAAGACAGAGGATAAGACTGGATGTTTAGTAGTTTGGGAAAGACCAATGGAAAATCCAGAATTTGGTAAAACATATTTTGCTTCTATTGACCCCGTATCAGAAGGTAAAACAACAACATCAGAATCATTGTGCTCTATTTATGTAATGAAATCATCTACTGAAGTAAGAAAGGTAAATGCTGTAGAAACAGAAACCTACATAGAGCAAGGTAAGATAGTAGCTGCATGGTGTGGAAGATATGATGATATAAATAGAACACATCAAATGTTAGAACTTATAATAGAATGGTATAATGCCTGGACTATTGTAGAGAATAACATTTCACTTTTTATACAGTATATGATATCTAGAAAGAAACAAAGATATTTAGTACCAAAAAGTCAAATTCTTTTCTTGAAGGATTTAGGAGCTAATGCTAATGTGTATCAGGAATATGGATGGAAAAATACAGGTTCTTTATTTAAAGCACATCTTCTTAGTTATGCCATAGAATATACTAAAGAAGAATTAGATGTAGAAACTAAACCAGATGGTACAATTGTTAGAACAAAATATGGTATTGAAAGAATTCCGGATCCAATGCTAATAAAAGAAATGCAAGAATATTCTGATGGAGTCAATGTGGATAGATTGGTTTCATTTGCTGCATTAGTTTCATTTATAAAAATACAAGAGTCAAACAGGGGTTTTGCTAAAGTTGTAATTATGGATGATGCAGCTAAAAACTTGCAAAAGTCAGAAAATTTGTTTAAATTAAATAAGAACCCGTTTCGTAATGTTGGAAAGGGTTCATCTTTTAATTCACAAAGTTTTAAAAGATCACCTTTCAAAAATTTTAAATAAGAGCTATGCAGGTATATAACGCAATGCAATTAAAGAATGGAGCTAAAGTCCAACACAACAGATTAGGTAGTGTGACTCAACCTCTTCAATTTCTTACTAAAAAAGAAAAAGATGAGCAATGGGCTGCTTGGAATTTAGATTGGTTAGAATGGAATGGTCTAAGACAAATTAGAAGAAATGCCCGCAGGTTTATGAAAAATTATAAACTTGCTAAAGGTATTATAGATAGAACAGATTATATAGTTGAGGAAGATAATGAATACAGAGACATAGTTGAGTTATTAACTAAAGAAGATGCCTCAGCTTTTGAATTAAAATTCTATCCAATTATTCCAAATGTAATTAATGTTCTAGTATCTGAATTTGCAAAAAGATCAAGTAAATTAAGTTATAGAGCAGTTGATGATATTTCATATAATGAAATGCTTGAGCAAAAAAGAATGATGATAGAGGAAACTCTATTAGCAGATGCTCAAACCAAAATTATTTCTGCATTAATAGAGCAAGGTCTTGATCCTAATTCTCCAGAAGCTCAACAACAAATTGCTCCAGAAAAACTCAAGACACTTCCAGAAATTGAAAAGTTTTTTCAAAAAGATTATAGATCTGTAATTGAACAGTGGGCAACTCATCAACATAAAGTAGATGTTGAAAGATTTAGAATGGATGAACTTGAAGAAAGAGCATTCAGAGACATGCTTATTACAGATAGAGAGTTCTGGCATTTCCGCATGATGGAGGATGATTATGAAGTAGAACTTTGGAATCCAGTAATTAGTTTCTATCATAAATCTCCAGATAATAGATACATCTCTCAAGCAAACTGGGTAGGTAAAACAGACATGTTTACTCCATCAGATGTAGTTGACAAATTTGGATATTTGATGAATGAAGGTCAGATGGAAGCATTAGAAGCCATTTATCCAATTAGATCAGCAGCTTATAATATTGGTGGTCTTCAAAATGATGGAGCTTTCTATGATGGAACTAAATCACATGATTGGAATACAAACATGCCATCTCTTGCCTACAGACAGTATACATCTTTTATGGGTGGTAATGTACTTGATGGATCAGATGTTATAACTCAAATACTAGCTGAAGGAGAAGACTACTATGATCAAGGTACAGCTTATCTACTAAGGGTAACTACAGCTTATTGGAAATCACAGAAGAAAGTAGGACATCTTACAAAAATATCTGAAACCGGAGAAGTATTAACAGAAATTGTAAGTGAAGATTATTCAGTATCAGATAAACCAATTTATGATACTAGACTTTTTAAAGGCAAGAGTAAAGATAATTTAGTATTTGGAGAACACATTGATTGGATTTGGATTAATGAAGTATGGGGAGGAGTTAAAATTGGTCCTAATATTCCTTCATTCTGGGGTATGAATAATCCAGGAGGATTTACTCCAATATATCTTGGAATAGATAAACCTAAAATAGGTCCTTTAAAATTCCAGTTTAAAGGTGATAATAGTTTGTATGGATGTAAACTTCCTGTAGAAGGTTCTATATTCTCAGATAGAAATACAAGATCTACTGCACTTATTGATTTAATGAAGCCATACCAGATTGGATACAACATAGTAAACAATCAGATAGCTGACATCTTAGTAGATGAACTAGGTACTATTATAATGCTAGACCAGAATACATTACCAAGACACTCATTAGGAGAAGATTGGGGTAAAGGTAACTTGGCTAAAGCTTATGTAGCAATGAAGAATTTTCAGATGCTACCATTAGATACTTCAATTACTAATACTGAAAATGCATTAAACTTCCAGCATTTCCAAAAGCTAGATCTGTCACAGACAGAAAGATTACTTTCTAGAATACAACTTGCAAATCACTTTAAGCAACAAGCTTATGAAGTAATTGGTGTTAACCCACAAAGAATGGGACAACAGTTATCTCAAATGACAGCTACTGGTGTAGAGCAAGCTGCTGCTGCATCTTATGCTCAAACAGAAACCTACTTTATACAACACTGTGATTACTTAATGCCAAGAGTACATCAGATGAGAACTGACTTAGCTCAGTACTATCATTCTACAAAACCTTCTACAAGGTTGACATATATTACAGAGGCAGATGAAAAAGTTACTTTTCAAGTTGACGGTACGGATCTTCTAATGAGAGATCTAAATATATTCTGTAGTACTAATGCTAATCATAGAGCTGTCTTAGAACAGTTAAAACAAATGGCAATACAAAACAATACTACAGGAGCTTCTATATATGACATAGGTAAAGTAATACAGTCTGAGTCAATCTCTGAAATAAATACTGTTCTCAAAATGTCTGAGAAAAGAATACAAGATCAAAAACAAGCTGAACTGCAACAACAACAGCAAATGCAACAAGAACAACTTGCTTCAGCTGAGAAGCAAAAACAAATGGAGATTGATGCTGCTGCTCAAAGAGATGATAAGATGATTCAGAAAGACATTACTGTTGCTGAGATTAGAGCTGCAGGATATGGTTCAATGGCTGATATTAATCAAAACCAAGAGTCTGACTTTAGAGATGCTATGAAAGAAATCAGAGAAACTGAACAATATCAAGGTCAAATGGATGTACAAAGACAGAAACAAAGTGATGATATGGTAAAGCATTCTCAGAAAATGAATATGGAACAACAGAAGTTACAAGTACAACAAGATATAGCCAATAAACAATTAGAGATAGCTAGAGTAAATAAAAACAAGTATGATGCTGGCAGCTCAAACAAAAAGAAAAAATAGACTTAGCTATATAGTGCAAAAAAAGAATTTTTAACTTTTAAATTTTCCAAGTTTATTTTGTATATTATTATGTAAACAAAAACCAACAGAATGGAAACAACCAACAACAGACCTGAAGATCAGGTACAAGATTCTACAACGGTAGGACAAATTGATGTAGACATTGATGCTCTTTTTGGTGTTCCTGGTGCAGAAAATATAATGCTGCCAGATGATCAAAAAGAATCTGTTTTTACAGCAGAAAAAACAGACATGTCGTTCTTTGATAATCCTGCAGCACAATCTCCACAAGAGAAACTTGAAGCTGCAGAAAAGAAAGCAGAAGTTGAAGAGACTATTGCTGAGCTTGATGGTTTAATTTCTCAAGAAGAAGAAGCTGGTAATAAAGGAAGACCTAAAGTAGATAAGTCAGGTCTTTATGAGTTAGCTACAAAAATGATTGAGGAAGGTACTTTAATGGCTTTTGATGATGACAAACCTTTAGAAGAATACACTACTAAAGATTTCAGAGAGTTATTTGAAGCTAACTTCCAAGAGAGAGAAGCAGCAATTAGAGAAAATACTCCAAAAGAATTTTTTCAGTCTTTGCCACAAGAACTCCAATATGCTGCTAAGTATGTAGCAGATGGTGGTACTGATCTTAAAAGCTTATTTAGAACACTTGCTCATGTGGAAGAAATTAGAGATTTAAATCCTAATAATGAAAATGATCAAGCAGAAATTGCAAGACAGTATCTTTATGCTACACAGTTTGGAACTCCAGAAGAAATTGAATCTGAAATTGAAGACTGGGCAGAACTTGGAAGACTAGGACAAAAAGCTCAACAGTTTAAGCCAAAGTTAGATAAGATGCAAGAAGCAATTGTAAATAAACAATTGGCAGAACAAGAGTACAAAAGACAACAACAAGCTACACAAGCAAAGGCCTACCAAGATAATGTATACAATACACTTTCAGTAGGTGAACTTGGTGGAATTAAGTTGGATAGAAAAGTACAGAGTCATCTTTACTCAGGATTAGTTCAACCAAACTATCCTTCAATTTCTGGTAAACCTACAAACTTACTTGGACACTTATTAGAGAAGTATCAGTTTGTAGAACCAAGACATGATCTTATTGCTGAAGCTCTTTGGTTACTTTCTGATCCTGATTCTTATAGAAACAGAGTAAGAGAACAAGGAAGTAAAGCAGCTACAGAAAAAGTAGTAAGACAACTTAAAACAGAAGAATCAAGAAAAAATACTTCTTCAAATGGATTAGATGATCAAATGCAACAAAGAGGAACTTCTAAACCAACAAGAACAATCAACCGTGGAAC